CTCCACTCCAGCCTGGAGACGACCGCCGGGGTCGGCAGGGCTCGGTGCCCACCCCTGGATCAGCACGGTGAGGCGGTAGCTCCAGCGGTAGACATCCACGGCTGCCGTGGTCGACACGTCCCCACCCGACACGGTCACATAGGCCCCGTCAATCGGCGGGTCCCACCGCTCCCCGAGTTGCACGCGGCCCGTGGCGCTCAGGTCGTAGTGGGTGCCGTTGACCGCGCACGCGGTAGCGATCTCGGAGAGGAGGTCGTGGGTGGTGGCGCTCACGGGGCGATCCGGTCGGTGGCGAGCATGGAGCGCACGATCGACGCCCGCACGCTCGAGGTCAGGTCAGGCCCGGCCGCCTCGACAGCACGGGTAGCCCAGCCCTGCCCGTCCTGCCGCACGTAGCGACGCCGGGCGAAGCGAAGCACGAGTTGCCGGCCCACACGGGTCGCGAGGAAGCGGCGGCCATCGCGGGCGCGGATCTCGAACAGGCCCGGGATCTGACGCGCCTCCCGGCGGGTGCCCGTCGAGTCCCAGTAGCGCCGCTCTACGCCGATGGGGACCGACATGAGGGGCCGGCCACGGAGGAGCCCTCCGTCCTGCTGCATGCCGGCTGCTGGGTCGTCGCTGTGGATCGCCAGCTCGACCTTGTCGCCGACCCGTCTGTCGCGGATGCTGAGCGAGCGACGCAGGGCCCCGGTGTGCTTCGGGGCCTCGGAGATGGCGGCACGGAGCAGGGCGGGGATGCTGCGGCGAGCACCCGCAGCGATGTCGTCGCCGAGTCGGGCGTACGCGGTCGAGTGCCGACGCGCCCACGCGGCGAGGTCGTCGGTCTGTACGCGCTTCATGGCTCGACCTCATCCGGCACGGTCGCGGGCTCCACGGGCTCCACAGGGGCCTCGAGGGCCGCGCGACGGTCGAGGATGGCACGGAGGGCGACCCCGTCCGCCCGACGCACGCAGCGGCGCCACAGGGCCTCGAGGTCGCCGTCGTGGAGGCCGGCGCGGATCTCGGTGGGCAGCTCAGCCGACATGAGCCCGCCAGCGCCACACGGGCGACAGGGCCGCCAGCTCCTGCACGAGCTGCGGCACGGCGGTGAGGGCGTCACGCTGCACAGAGCCATCACGACCCGACGCAGACGGCACACCCTGGCCAGGGCGCAGCACACGCCAGCGGTGGACGAGCTGGGCGACAACGGCGGCCTCCACCTCGGAGGGCGCCTCACCGGCGTCCCAGCCGGCCTCACAGACGACTCGGAGCGCACGCGGCGCGAGCGTCCATGCGCCCCCGTCGGTGCGCCACAGACCGTCCCTGGTGATGGTGTAGTCGCTGGAGCTGACCAGCGACCCGGAGCCGTACACGTATGAGGTGTCACTGTGTACGGTGGTCACGGCGGACGGCTCGAACGGCAGCGGAAGCAGCCGAGGTTCCGAGCGCGACGCCGACGGGTACAAGGTGAAGGTGCCGGCCCCGAAGCCGCGCACGCCGTCGTCGTCCGGCGGCCACCCACACAGAGCGGCGACCTGGGCCTCGGCGGCGGCAAGCTCCACAGTGAGCTGGGCATCCGACGCAGTGCCGGACAGCCCAGCCAGGGCGGCCTTGGCGCGTGCAAGCTCGACCGCGAGGGCCATCACCGACCCCGCAGCAGCGCAAGCCGCGCCTTGGTGGCATTCCGCACGGTCACGATCTCTTGCGACCGTGCGATGTGGTCCAGCATCTCCAGGTCTTGATCATGCTGGCCCGCCTCGATCTCGGCAGCCGCGACGTCAGCGTCGGCCAGGATGACCCACAGATTCACGCCAGACCGGCGCTGCGGGGGCAGGGTCGGGGGCGACGTGGTCGGGATCACCGCAGTCTGACGCTGACGCCGCCCCATCAGGCCACCCGCCGCAGGGTGAGCAGGAGGGTCCCAGCGACGGCCACGCCAGAGGCGGCGTATGTCTTCGCCAGCTGCACGATCTGGCCTGCCTCGAGGTTCGGGGCGGTCAGGGTAAAGCTGGTGCCGGTGTCGTTGAGGATGTCATCCGACGCGGTCGTGATGGCGGTGGCGATGGCCGCGAAGGCCCCGCCCGCGCCGTCGTTGGCCTCGACGGTGAGCGTTGCGTAGTTGGTAGCGTTCGCGGTGACGTCGGCATCCGGCACGAACGTTGCGGACTCGACCACGCAGTCGTGCGGGATCTTGGCCGCGACGTCCTTGTCGGCGCCGGCGGACTGCGTGGGGAGGTACAGGGCGAGAACGTAGGTCATGGTCGTCTGTCCTTGATCAGAGCTTGAAGCCGAAGTGGACGTTCTTCGCCGACGCGCCGTCGATGGTGCGGAAGACGAGACGATCCGTCACAGTCAGGAAGCCGGCGCCCTTGCTGGGCGACTGCTCCAGGTACATCCGCAGGCCGGCGCGGCGGCGGATCTCGAAGCGGGAGCGGTCGAACACGAGCCGCCCGCCGTAGGACCCGGTGCCGGTGTAGAGGCCGGTGGTCGCGAGGTCGTCGGTCATGAAGCCGGAGCGGATGACGGGATGCCCGCCCAGCTCGGCGATCTGGCCGGTGAGGATGGTGGCGCCCATGCCCCTCTTGTCGAAGGTGATCAGGTTCGTGTCCTTGATCAGCGTGCCCAGGTAGTACTTGTTGCTGGGCACGAAGACCAGATCCCCGAAGGCATGCGGAGCGTCGAGGGTGGCGACGTCACCGGCGAGGTAGTCGGCGGCCGTGGTGGCGCCCGACTTGTCGGTGGTGTTGCTCACGTCGAAGGCGCGGGCACGGAGGCCGATCCACGCGGTACGGTGGTCGTTGGCGGCGCCGAGGTCCTGCCACCGGCCAGCGGCGTTCCAGGTCGCGATCGCGTCCTGGTGGGTCGCGGCGGTGTCGCCGTTGATGATGGCGTCTTCCACAGCCGCATTGCGCGCGCCGGCGGCCACCATGGTGAACACCGGCATCCACTCGATGACGGCGTCCTCGGCGGCGTCCATGTCGTACACGATCGTCGCCTGGATGGTCTTCGCCTCGTAGGTCCGATTCTCCATCTTCACCGAGCTGGTTCGGCCACGGGCGGGATCCTCGACAGTGATGGCGGAGCGCACGAAGAACTGCACGGAGTCCAGCGCCACGAAGGGGTTGCGGTGGGAGCCACCGGCGGGGATGTCGCGGGAGGCGAAGATGCCTTCGAGGCCACGGGTCTGCTCGGCGGCCATCTGCACCTCGGGCAGGGTGACCTCCGGGAGAACTTCCTCGCCGTAGCCGGTGACGTCGGAGAAGACCTTGCCGATCACGCCCGGCCCACGGGCCATGTGGCGCAGGAAGCGGTCGCGGGCGTGGCCAGTCCGGCGGAAGTCGCTGGAGCTGCGCGCCATGTGATTCACCACAGACAGAGTCTGGGCGAGGCTCTGGGCCTTCGCGTGCCACTCGCTGGTGGGCACGGAGTCCAGCAGGCCCGGCACGAACTCACCGTCAGCGGTGGTCATGCCGTACATACGGACGGCGTGCTCCACGTCCTTCGACGCGGCGACGGGCGCGCGGCTGGAAATGCCGCCACGGGTCGCGATGGACCCGGCCTCGACGGACTTGACCGGGACGGTGAAGTCGCGCAGGGTGCGGCGCTCGTCGTCGTCGATGGGGGCCATGGCCTCGGCGGCCTTGCGGGCCTCGAGGGCCTTGAGCTTCTCGGTCAGGTCGACGTTGGCACGCTCGATGAGCGCCATCTGATCGGCCTGGGTCTGGATGGTCTGCGCGGCGGCGAGGAAGTCGGCGTGGAAATCATCCAGAGCCTTCTGCTCGCTCCAATCGGGCTTGCTCATTGTGCCTCCTTTCGGGGCTGGATCCACGGGATCCGGGTGGTCGCCTCCCCTGCGGGGGCTTGTGGACTGTACGGGGTGCCCAGCGCGACGGATCGCACCATGGCGAGGGCTGCGGGTCGAGCCTGCAGCAAGTCGGCGATGAGGGCGCGCAGCTCCCGAGGGGCTGCCTCGGCGAGGTAGCGGCGCACCTGCTCGGCGGGGTCCTCGACCTCCTCGGCGAATGCCTTCACCTGGAGGGCTTTCGCGTTGGCAGGAACCGCCACAGACGACACCTCGAGGAGTTCGTTGAACCTGAACAGTACGCCAGCCTGCCACCGGGGCACATCGCCGGACACCTTGCGCGGGTCGTCGTCGGGGAGGTCGGCGCGCGGGATGACCTTGCCGGGCCGGAATCCGACACTCACCGCAGAGCGCATGCCGGATCTGTGCTGATGCGCGACGAGCTGCCCGATCGGGTTGACGTCGGCGTCGTCCCACTTGACCGCCAGCATGAGCCCGACTTCCTTGTCAACCGTCGCGGTTCCACGACCGACCACGGGCACCATGTGCTCGTGCAGGATGACCGGGTTCGCGCGCCAGTTGCCCAGGCGCCAGGACTGCTCGACCACGTCGCCCATGCGGTCGACGTCGCCGGTGGAGGCCACGAAGCGCGACACCCCGTCGCCGTCGGTGCCGTCGGCGCGGGCGATCCATCCCGCACAGTCGTCTCGCACCTGATAGGCGCGCTGGACGTCCTCGGGAGTGTCGTCGTGGTCGTGGTCGTTCATTGGGCCTCCAAGACGCCCGCCAGCATGGCGGCGTGGTCTGTGCCGAATGCCGGCAGGGTAGCACATCCGCCGTCGAGTGCGCCCGCATCCATCGCCACGGCAACAGCATCTAGCACAGTCTCGGCGACGTCGTCGGCAATCGGCGCCAGGGGGCCCGAGCGAAGGCGCTGGGCGAGCACGCGAGCCGTTAGCGGCTCCACCGCCATGCCGGGGTCCTCGCCTGCCAGGATGGAATCGAGCCACGTGGCGGCGTCGGCCAGGGCGCGGGCAACCTCCACCTGCACAGACTGTGCCTGTGGCGTGTCGACCTGCAGGGACGGGTCGGCGGGGACGCGGGGCTTGTTGACGCGTGGGGCCGCCCCCTTCGTCAGCGGTGGCGCCTCGAAACGCTCGTAGATGGCCGCCTCAAACGGGTCGGCGCCGAGCTGCATCCAGACGACGCAGCGGTTGAGCCGCTCCGTGTAGCTTGTCTGTAGCGCTTCAACGGCTTCGAATGAATGCCGCACAGTCACGCCGGGCTCGCCGACCAGCTCGGTCAGCTCCTCGTCGATGAGGGCCGCGAGCGACTGGAGGTTTTCCCAGTACTGCCGCATTTCCTGCTTGGCTGCGCCGTAGTTGGCGGATGGGTCCTGGCGACGCACCGGCGGGACGCCGAGCACCGCGCCGCACTCGACTCGCGCACGGTCGTCGAGGGCGACAAACTCCGTGTCCCGGGCGAGCAGAGAGAGGGGCTGCACGACGAGCTCGGAGCCGTGGACGAGCTGCCCGCCGCCCTGCTTGCGAACGTCCTCGAGGGCCCGCGATAGCTCCTCGGCCTGCGGCTTGCTGAGGGGCAGCTTGGAACTGACCAGCATCTCCAGCCGTCCGCGCTCGCTGGCCTTCCTCGCCTGCCCACGGGCCGCGAGGCTGGCACGGATGCCGGCGTCCAGGGGGCGGATGGGGGACTCGCCGAGCTTCGCCGCTGCCCCGGGGCGCCAACTGATGTCGGCGACGTGCCACACGTCCGCCGTCTCGTGGCGCCGGCCGGTGGCATCGGTCCAGTACTGGATGTCGCCGACTTCCGAGACGGTCGCCTCCCAGCCTTCCGGGTGCTGCCGACGGAGCCGCACCGGGCGGCCTCGACTGTCGCGAGTGATGAGCGCGAAGGCGTTGCCGGTGCCTCGCAGGTCGGCCACGATCTGACGTCGCCACCGGACCCCGCCCCAATCGGGCTCGGGGCGCCGCAAGAGCGTATGCAACCAGTGTGCATCGTCGGGCCTGCCGTCGCGGAGGACGCGGATCGGCACCTGCGACAGATTCGCGGCAACCGCCTCGATTCCCACGCGGGCCCACGGGTAGCCGGCCACGGAGGAGAGGGCGTGCTCGGCGCTGTACTCCGCACGGGCGGACGTCTGCTGCACGCCGGCAACGGTGATCATCGGCGGCGGGGAGAAGTACCGCGTCACGGACGCGATCATCGACTCGGTCATCGTGCGGAGTGCGGTGAGCATGGCACACGCTACCACGCTCCCGCACATCCTGCACAGTCGTGCCTACAGCTGGACCCTCAGCGCGTCGGCAATCCACAGCGCATCGGCCTCGTCGTCCGTGTCGCATGTGACGCCCCATCGGCCCGTGGCAGCCGCCCGCATCGCGCCCTTCGATGCGGCGCCGTGGCCGGTCGCGTGGAGCTTGACGCTGCCGACGGGCAACCCGGTGTAGGGGACCCCTCGCTCCTCGCACACCGCCTGCACAGTCGCCACGAGGCCCCCGTACACGTGCGCGGCGGACGTGCCCGCATGCCGCCGGACCAGCTCGTACCCCACCGTCGCCCGGGGGTAGCAGTCGAGGAGGTCGCACAGGTGCCGACGGGCCCGCAGGTAGCGCATGCCGCCCCCCTCGTGCGAGCGGCTCCGCAGGTCCCACGCGCCCGAGTCGAGCCGGGCCCCGTGCTCGTCGAGGACAGCCCAGCCGCAGGAGGTGCCGGGGTCGATGCCGATGTGCTCGCTCATAGCAGCCCCCCGGCCGGCGCGTCCACGTACTGCGCAAGCGACCCGTCCCAGGACCAACCACGGTCGATGCCGGGCGGCCCGTTGCGGTTCTTCGCCCACACGATGGCGGCCTCATCGCCGCGAACCGTTGGCAGCTCGAGGGCCTCGGCGTCCGGGTGCATCGGAAACAGGATGGCGTCAGCCTCCTGCTCGATCTGGCCGGCCTCGCGGAGGTCTGCGGCGCGGGGGATGCCCTGGAACGAAAGCCAATCGCCGGACTCGTCCCGGGCGCCCAGGGTGCGCCGCCGGCCTTCGACCCCTCGGCTGAGCTGGGCGAGGCAGACCACGGCGATCCCCTCCGTGCGAGCGAGGTTCTTCAACCCCACCACCGTCTCCCCGATGGCCTGGTCGAGCCGTGCCGCCCGCCCGTGGCGCATCCGCTGCACGTAGTCCACCACGACCACGGACGTGCCGTACTCGGCGCGGAGTCGACGCGTGGAGCTCTGGACGTCCGCAAGGGACACGTGCGGGTCGTCGTAGGCGTGCAGGCCAAGGTTCCGGAGACGGTCGGCGGCGTCAAGCATCGCCTCCCACGCCCAGGTGGGGTCGCTGTCGAGCCCTGCCGACCGGAGCGCGGAGCGGATGCCGTCGGGCTGATGGCGCCGGAGGACGGCGGCGAACGGGATGCCGGACATGATGCTGATGCATCGGGCCTCCCACTCACCCGGCTCCACCTCCATCGGGTAGTACCCGACATCCACGCCCGACGATGCGAGCGAGACGGCGAGGCCGGTGGCGAATGCGGTCTTGCCCTGCCCCGGGCGGCCCCCGACGATGTACAGCTTGCCAGCAACCAGCCCGCCATTGAGGCGCTCGTCCACCGAGGCGAGTCCGGTGGGCCACACGGCCGGCGTGTCGCCGCGCTCGTGCGCATCGTTCTCCCTGACCCACGATTCGCCACTGTGTGACCACGCCGAACGCGACCGAACGGGGATGGCCGCAAGCTGCTTCGCCACAGCATCGACCGCCTCCTGTCCCGTCTCCGGGTGGAGTTCGGTCCCGTCGTCGCGCCGCACGACCTCACCACGGGCGAGGCGGGCCGCCTGCTCGCTGATGGCCACCAGCCGCCGCCGGACCGCCGCATCGCGCACGAGGCCCGCGAGGTGTTCGAGGTCAGCAGCGCCTGACGGGATCCGGTCGGTCAGCTCGGAGACGTACACGGGGCCCCCGTAGCGGTCCCACCCGAGCCGTGCGCACTCCATGACGATCGAGGTCAGGTCGATCGGACGCCTGGCCTGGATCCTGGCGGCGAGCAACTCATGGAGCGCCGCGTGATGGCGCACCGCGTAGTCACTCGGCGAGAGGAGCCCGACGAGCTCCACGGCTCGCTCCGGCCGGTCGATGGCCAGCCCGAGCACCGTCCGCTCCACCTCGGCCACGTAGGCCGGCGCGGTGAGGTCGCGGCTCACTGCGCACCCCCTTCCGGGTGCGGGTTCGCGAACAGCCATCGGCCATCGGCCATCGGCGTGCATTCCAACACCTCGTGGTTGACGATCTCGCGGACCACAGACCGGACGCTCTCGACGGGGTCGTCGCTGGCCGAGACACGTCCGCCGATGGTGGTCCAGCGCTCTGGGTCGTCGACGTCGCTCGTCGTGTAGGAGAATGCGACCGTCCGACCGTCGGTGACCGCGCGGATGGCCATGGTTGCGAGCATGCCGCGCCACCGCACGGCATCAAGCGCGGCCTCGAAGCTGGTCACGCAGTCCGGGACGAGCCCAAGTCTGCGCACAGCAGGGGTGTCCTGCACCCAGGCGGTGCCGTTGTGCTCGATGGCAAGGAAGATGCCGTGGTACGCTGCCTCGATCCGCCTCTTTCCGATGTAGATGGACGGCTCAGTGGGCCACTCCGCAGGCCACGGGCAGAGTTCGAAGGCCACGAACGGGACGGACTCACCGAAGATCCGTGCTCCACGGGCCGACCCCATGCCCAGCCCGGACGCGATGCCGTCCGACCCATGCAGCCGGTACCAAGCCTCCATGGCGCGGCGCGCCGACGTCCAGTCTGTGGCCCAGAGCGCCGACCCGTGGCGGTTGACCCTGTATCGGACGCCCGGCGTAGGCTCCCACCTGTGCCATCGGCCATCACGGGCCGGCATCGTCGTGTCGTGGCGGCTCACTGCGCACCCCCACGGCGCCACGGGAGCGGCGGTAGCCCCTGGCGGGCCCTGGCGGCGTTGATGCGGTCGTAACGCTCCTGCGCGCGGGCCTCGAGGTCGATCGGCGACGGCTCGGGCTGGACCTCGGGCATGCCGTCGGGGAGGGGCACACCTGCAGCCGCCGCGATGACGCACGCTGCGTGCTCGCGCTCCAGCCACTCGGCGGCCTTCTCGGGGTAGTCGTCGCGGTGGTTCCACAGGGTGTCAAAGCCCCGAGGCGCCGAGCTGTCGCGGAGGTACTCGGCCTCTGCGGAGGAGGTCATCCACAGGATTGCCCGCAGGGTGTCCGCTCGCCCGGCGTGACGGAGGACCCGAAGCAGGGCCTTTCCGGCTCCTCGGGTCGGGTCTAGGGTCTTGTGGGGCCTCAGCGTGCCACGGGCGCGGGTGCGCCAGAGGGCGGCGGCCTCCTGGTAGGCCGCGAACTCGGCTGCCGTCTTGAACGGCCTCGGCACGTCGCTGGGCTCCTTGGGGGGCGGTGGCGCTGGGGTCGTCTCCACCGCTTCCCCGGAAAGCCGAACGGCCTTCTGGGATGCGAAGAGGGTGGGCTGGTCGTCGCTGGTCATGGTCTCACCTGCGGTTGGTTGTGGTTGTGGTTGTGGCCCGTGCCCGGCTTCGCTGGACAAGGTGTTCTCTTCCTTGATCTCTTCTATGCCCTCTTCGGGTGTCACTCTGACACCCCCCGGGTGTCGCTCTGACACCCCCCGGGTGTCACTCTGACACCCCCCCTCATGCGGGATGGTGATCCAGTAGGTGTGCGAGGACTGGTCACTCTCGCTGATGTGGAGCCACCCCTTGGCCTGCAGCGACCGTACCGCACGACGAGCCGTGCTCTCGCTGCAGCACATGCTCTTGGCGATGGTTTCGATGGCGGGCCATGCGTCCCTCAGGACCCCAGCCGTCTTCGCTGCGTACTCGGCGAGCACACGAAGTGCCGACGCCTCGGGCATGGTCAGGTCGTCAGACGAGCGGATGGCATCGCGTAGTGCGCGTGCGGTCGACATGTGCTATGCTCCTCGTGCAGGCCCCCGGTGATCTCCGGGTGTGGCCGCAGCGCGACGGTCAGTTGGTAGCTGGCCCCGCGCACCTCCCGACCATAGCACACCCCGCGCCGATTGTCTCACCCGGCGCGGGGTGTGCTCCTCCTGGTCTGGGCAACAAGCGCACACGCTCCAGCGTGCCGCTCGGGGTCGATCTCGGTCCCCATGTAACGCCGGCCCTCACCGGCCAGGAGCACGGCCTCGGCCACGCTGCCAAGCCCGGCGAACGGGTCGAGCACGAGCCCGCCGGCCGGGACCCACCGGCGGATCATCTGCGCTTGCCATTCGACCGGCTTGCGGGAGTGCTGGCGAGGAGGCTCGATCCATGCGTTGCGCAGGGACGCCGAGCGGTCACAATGCCCGCCGCCGCGAGTGTACACGAGCACGAGCTCCGAGCACCCCGCCCAGTGGAACCCGGGCCCGTAGTGCCCTCGGTCGCCGGGCTGGCTTTTCACCCAGGCCCCGCCCGTCTTTGGGCGGCCCCAGGTGGCCCAATTCTCGGTGGCCTGGCTCCATTCCGCGAGGAGCGGCCACGTTGCCCACATCGCCATGCGCGGAGCGACCAGTGCGCCGAGGATGGCGGCGATCTCGACGCACGAGAGGCCGGTGTAATGATTATGCGCAGACACGCTAGCCACGCCCAGATCGCTCGCGTACGTCCACGGCGGATCCGTCAGCACGAGGTCCGCGTCGGGCCAGTCGACGTCCCGTGCGTCGGCGCAGCGGAGGTCGATGATGGGCGGTAGCGTGGGCTGCCGTGGCTCAAGCAGCATCATCGCCCGCCACCAACAGTGACGGTCGCCGACGTCGGCCCCGACACGTACAGGCACCCGAACGCAGCGGGCCACGCGAGCAGCACGCCGGCCGTGCAGGCGACGATGGGTCCGGGCTTCGCCTGGGAGGGGATCCGCACCACGGAGTCCTCCGAGACGGCCCACCAGCGGCGCCCGACGACGTAGGGCACCCGGGTGGACACGACGCCCTCCCCAGCGGCCACGGTGACGCCGTCAGCGGCGGTACGGCCCTTCACGAGCGACACGCGGGCATCGTCGGTGGCGGACTGGACGGTCACGTGCGTGGAGCACGCGAGGAGGAGCAGGAGCGCGGTCACTTGGCACCCCCTGCTTCCGCGACCTCGGCGGCGAGGGTAGCGCACTCGGCACGCATGTAGTCAACCGTCCTGTACGTCTCGGACATGCCAAGAAACGTGTACCGGCCGAGGTCTTCCGGTAGCAGGTCGCCAGAGTGGGAGGCGTCGAAGCCGACCCACCACCCGCCCCCCTCGCCATTGCGCTCGCCCTTGTAGGTGAGGCCGCCGTGTACGCCGGACTCAATGTAGGGGTCCGTCAGGCCATCCCACGGGTGCCCGGCAGGCACGCGGACATAGCCGCACAGGTGGTAGGTGGAGCCGCGCAGGATCATGCACTGGAGGCCGGTCGCCTCGTCGATCCACTCGAGGTTGTCGGGCTCGTCGTCCCACGGGCCGGGCGGGACGGTTGCGGGCTTGGCCTTCACTTGGCGCTGTGCGACCTCGGCGGCAGCCTCCAAGAGCGCGCCGATCGCATCGTGCAGCCTGCTAAGCTCGCTGAGGGTCAGGATCGCGTGGCCCTCGTCGCCGAGGTCACCGGCGACCTCAAGGTGCGTCCGCCCCTCGGCGTCGTTCACCAGCGCAACAGCGCCGCCGGCGAGCGTCCAGGTAGTGCGACCGCCGCACATCGTGACGGTGTCGCCGTGGGGCATCTCGAACTGTTCCATCTCACTCATGGTCACCTCCTGCCCCGGTGAGCCCGAAGCGTCTCTGTCGTGGTCGTGTACCCGTTGTGGGTGTAGGTCAGCGGTCGCCAGGTGCTCAGGGCGTCCTGCGGCACCCAGCGGCCGAGCCCGGCGAGCCGGACTAGCACCAGGCCCGAGCGGGGCACGTCGGAGATGCGACGCCGAAGGCGCTGCCCGATGGGGTCAAGCTCGGACTCGCGCATCTCCTCGCACGGCGTGCCGGCTGGGACGGTGATCGTCTCGCGGTTGGCGATGAATTGCAGATCACGGGTTGTCGTCACGTCGCACCTAGGCTACAGTGCCAGAGTAACACAGGAGGACAGCATGGCAAGCGACGAGGTTGCCGCACCCATTTCCGTCAGGCTCCCGGCGGCGACGCTGGAGGCTCTGGACGAGCGCATCCGCGCCGACCTGCGTCGGGCGCTGGATGCGAACCAACCCCTGCCGGAAGCATCCCGCTCCCGGCTCATTCGGGAGGCGCTGGACGCCTATCTCACCACTGAAGGAGAGAAGCCGTGATCAACAAGGTTATCATCGTTGGCAACCTGGGCGCTGACCCCGAGGTCCGCACCACGAACAGCGGGACGAAGATCGCCAACCTGCGCATCGCGACCAGTGAGCGCATCAAGAAGGGCGACCAGTGGGAGGAGCACACCGAGTGGCACAGGGTGGTCGTCTTCGGTCGCACGGCCGAGGTCGTCGAGCAGTACGCCCAGAAGGGCCGCCAGCTCTACATCGAAGGCCGCATTCGCACTCGGAAGTGGCAAGATCAGAGCGGGGCCGACCGCTACAGCACGGAGGTCATCGGCGACACCGTCAAGCTGCTGGGCGGCAAGGGCGACAGCGGTGGGCGCTCCGATGCGCCGAGGGGTCGGGACACGGGGCGGAATGGCGGCGGCTACTCCGCGCCGGACGAGGACATCCCATGGTGACCGCCAAGGAAGACCGCGCCATCGGCGACTACCGCGCCGCTCGCGCTCGGTGTGAGCGCCTGGGCATCGCAGCCGACCAGCTCGATGCTCTGGAGCCGTTCGCCGACGTGTCGGGCCTCACGCCCGACCCCGACCTGAGCGCCCTCACCGCCGAGCAGCGGGAGGCGCTCCTCTACCTAGCCGACTGCTACGAGGAGGTGCTTTATGCCCACCGTGCATGAGCTGACGGGCTGGGCCGCGCGCTTGGCCGAGGTGCTGGATGCCGCGTCCGAGGACACCGATGACGCCGAGGTGATGGCCGCGCTCCACCTCGCTGCCGACACCTACGAGGCCGCCGTGGCCGACAAGGTCGACGCCATCGGCCACGTGCTAGAGGCGCTGGAGACGCACCGCGACGTCTGCAAGGCCGAGGCGCAGCGGTACGGCCGCCTGCAGGCCCGGTGGGAGGCCCGCCGGCAGCGGGTGTACGCCCTGCTGGGCGACCTGCTCACGGCCCACGCGGGCCTGTCAGGCAAGGGTAGCGTCAAGGCCACGTCGGGCACGGCGTACCTGCAAGACGTGGCGACCTACACGTACCCGGACGACATCGACGATTGGCCAGAGGAGTGGGTGCAGGTGCGGCGCGTGCCGGTCCGCAGCCATGCCCAGGCCGCCCTGAAGGCCGGGCTTCCGGTCCCGGAGGGGTTCGAGTCTGGCACCGAGAGGCGCCCGCGTTGGCGCCGTGGGGGTACGCAATGAGCGGCGCGAAGACCGTGCCCACCGAGCCGGGGGCGTACTACCTAGCGGATGGGCAGCCGGCGGTTGCGTGGTGGTCCTGCGGAGGCCTGCTGTTTAGGGCCGAGGCTGAATCGACCACGTGGGCCGACGCCCCAACCGCCGCCTGGGCCACCGGCCCCGACGGCGGGCCCGCGCGAGTGCCGACGCTGGGTGAGTGGGGCGAGGCCGTAGGGCAGGTGCAGACCATGGATTGGTGGCGCAACCGAGCCAACGAGCTAGTCGTCGAGCAAAACGCAGCCCAGCAGGACGCCCACCAGGCGCGGGCCGAGCGCGACGAGGCCATCGCCGAGCGCGCCGAGCTGACCGAGGCCAACCAGGCGCTTCGGCGCCGCATGGCGGCGGTCGCGAGGAAGCGCAACGCACTCGCCGACGAACGCGACGCCCTCCGCTCCGAGGTCGCGCTGCTCCGCGAGGTCCACGCCCGCTGGCAGGCTCTTGGGGAGGCCCTCGGCGTCCCCGAGGGGGTCGACGCGGAGGCGTGGGCGAAGGCACTGGTGGCGCTGTCCGGCGCCGCGATGGCGCTGGTGGCGGCCACGGATAGCGAGAGCGGACAGGCCGTGGCGTTGCTGGGACTCCGTGAGGCGCTGGAAGCGCTCCACGCCACCCGCCCCATGCCGGATGGGCCGGGGTGGTGGTGGTGCCGTTGGAGCGGCGCTACGAAGTACACGCCGACGTGGGTCGAGAACGACGGGGGGCTGCTGGCGCGGCACCTCGACGGGCTACTTGCGGCGGTCGACGACGGCGGCGAGGTGGAATGGCTCGCCGGCCCCGACGGGAAGGCCGTCCGCTGCACGCCGCCGGGGGTGACCCGTGCCTGACCTCCCCGAGCGCCTCGACGACCTGGCGCGGCTGCTGGTGGGGCTGCCGTGGTGGCGGTGGATGCCGGGGATGCGGATGCTCGACGGTGCTTGCGTTCTGGCCGTTGGA